TTGCTATGATGAAAGATGCAATAGCTCGTGAAAGAATCGAGCAGCAAAATCAATTTAAAGCAATGGATATCATGCGAGGTAACAAATGAGTTCAGTTAGACAACAAGTAGCAGCAAATAATAAAGCTGTATGGAAAGAAGAAGAGGCAAAACAAAATGGCAATCAATCGATCATCAATGAGAATGCAAATATCGACATCGACAAAATCGCCAAGAAGGTCGACAAAGATGCGGACAAAGTCCTTGCTAAAGCGACCAAAGAAGTTAAAGCTAAATCCAAAAAGCCTAAGTCTGTCGCTAAGGCTAAGGCCAAGGTAGTTAAGAAAAAGTAATGCCCTTAAAAAAAGGTAGCAGTAGAAAGACAATATCTGCTAACATAAAGGAATTAATGGGCAGCGGTAAAAAACAAAAGACCGCTATTGCAATAGCTTTGCAACAAGCAAAGAAAAATAAAGGTAAGAAAAATGGAAAAAGTAAAAAACGTTAAGACAAGCGTAAGCATTAAAGACCAAGGTACTGTTAACTACAAGCAAGTAGAAAGCGTTCCTAATCCTGGCGAACCAAAACCATATGGCGCTGGTAAATCTCGTGGCGGCGGAGCTGCTTTGAGAGGCACTAAGTTTAACGGAGTTTCCTAAATGGCAATTGGTGATGCTTTAACTGCACCAACAGGCGTGCAGAATCAGATGTATGGTCAACCTTCCAGAGTACCTGGTTACTCTCAAGGCCTAGGTCAAGCACCTGGCCAGATGGCATTACCACCAGAGCCTATGCCTATAGGCAGACCTACAGCAGTTGTAGGTGGTCCAGCATATTTTACCCCTCAAGGCTACAATGCCCCACCTCAACCTACAGAAGCTTTCATGCCAACTGATGTAAGACCTGATCCAATTGGGCAACAGTTTATGCGTCAAATGCAATCTCCTATGGGTCAACAGTTTCAAGCTCAGTACGAAGCAACTCAAGCTCCAATAAGAGAAGCTGAGATGGCACAGCGTGCTGAAGAGCAGGCCGCTCAAGATGCAAGATTCCAAGAAATGATGGATCGTATTGCAGAGCTTGAAGGTCAGTTGGCTACACCAACTCCTTCTCCTATACCTGAGCCTGAACCTTATGTACCAGGCCAAACTCCTTTTCCGGGAATACCAGATTTTAGTAATTTAGATTTTAGCGGCCTTCCTGACTTTTTAAACTTTGATTACGATGACATCATGCGTCAATACAATGACAGAATGGAAATGGGTGAACCAGAGCCAATTGATAGTTTCTTGCCTGATCCTAGAGATCTTCCTCCAATGGGTCCAATGGAAATGCCTCCAGCTCCAACGCCAGCTCCAAGTTTTATGCCTGAAGGCATGACTGAAGATTTTGCTAAACGAGTAAGAGATGCAGGAATAGATTTATCAGATACAGCTTCTTATTTGTATTCACCTGCGGGCCAAAGAAGAGGACAATCCTTAATTCCTGTGCCAAAAGCAGTTGGGCTAAACCCTGATTATGTACCTCCAGCAGTTCCACCTGCAAACATACCAAACATTGGTGCAATTAAACCTGTAAGCATGGAAAAAATTGATAACAATCGATCTATGATTCCAGACTTTGGTAGAATTAATTTAAGATAAACACTACATAGGCAGGAGAGAGCCATGGACAGCGTAAAACTTGCGGAGTATTTCTTTAAAACTCTGCGTAAAAGAGAACAAGATTTAGTTGACAGTCTTTCAGCAGGGAATGTACAATCCATGGAAGACTACAAATATCATATGGGTGCGTTATCGGCGGTTCGCTCACTCATAGACGATTTAAAAGAAACGCTGCATATGGATGATATCGATGAATGACAAAGTCGCAGAAAATATAGAAGAAAAAAAAGAAGCCTCATTAGAACTTGATAAAGCTTTTGTAACAGAAGAAGCAAGAGTTCTAGATCCCAAACTACTCAGTAAATCATTATTAGACAGAATGCCAAATCCATCTGGATGGCGTATTCTTGTTTTACCTTATAGAGGTAAGGGTGTAACTGAAGGCGGTATTCAGCTCGTTAAAGAAACCATGGACAGAGAATCTTTGTCTACAGTGGTTGCTTACGTTCTAAAGGTTGGACCTTTAGCTTATAAAGAAAAAGAAAAATATGGAGACAAACCCTGGTGTCAAGAAAAAGACTGGGTGTTAATTGGCAGATATGCTGGTTCCCGTTTCCGTTTAGAAGATGATCACGAAGTTAGAATTATTAATGATGATGACATCATTGGAACAATTCTAGATCCTGACGATATTAAATCTTTATAAGAGAGGTAAAGCATGGCAAACGAAGCAGAAAATTTAGACATAGAAATTACAGACGAGAAAATCGAAAAGGCAGCAGTGCCTGAGAAAAGACGCGTTGAAGAAGAAGTAAGCGATGAAGCTGTCGAAGTTTCATTGGGTGATGATTCTCAAGAAGTTTCTCCTGTAACAGAAGACGAAGTTCAAGAAGACTTTGCAGTTTCTCCAAAAGTAGAGGAACAAGCAAAAGATTTATCTGAGGTAGAGAAAAGAGCATCTCTAGCACAAAACAGAATTAACAAGGCAGTAGCTCAAGCCAAAGAGTTTCAAAGAAGAGAGTTAATGGCGGTTCAATACGCCAAAGATCTTAAAGACCAAAACGAAAAATTAAGACAACAACAAAAGTCTTTCTCTAGTAGTTACAGTGATGAGTTCACCAACAGGGTTGAATCTCAAATGACATTGGCAAAACAAGCATTAAGACAAGCAACAGAAGCCGGAGACTCAGAAGCTATAGCTTCAGCTACAGAAGCTTTAACTTTAGCTACAACTGATAAAGCTAGACTTGAGCAATATTCTCAAGCACAAAAGCAGTATGAAGCACAAGAAGCTGCTTATATTGAACAACAACAAAATCAAACTCCAGAGCAATATGCTCAACCAGCTGAAGAGTTTAATGAGCCATCTCCTAAAGCTAGAGAGTGGGCGCAAAAGAATACTTGGTTTGGACAAGACCAAGTTGCAACGTCAGTTGCCTTTGCTGTTCATAAGCAATTAGAGAATGAAGGCTTTGACACTGACTCCGATGAGTACTATAGTGAGATTGATAAGAGGGTACAACAAGAGTTGCCTCACAAGTTTAACGTGGAAGCGAAGAAAAACGTCCAAACAGTCGCTTCAGCCACACGCAACACATCGACTGGACGCAAACAGAATCGTATTCAATTGACGCCAAGTGAACAGGCATTAGCCAAAAAACTTGGAGTGTCATTTAAAGATTACGCAATACAAAAAGCGAGGCTACAAAAATCATGAGCAATAAAGAGATAAAAGTAACGAGAGCAAATAGCAACGATGACAGAGTCCCTAGAGACTCAGAAGCCAGAAGTAAATCAGAAAGGCCAAAAGCCTGGAAGATGCCTTCAGCTCTTGAGCTTCCAGAAGAAGCTGTAGAAATTGCAAAATCTCAAGGAATTGTTTATCGATGGGTAAGAGAATCTGTAGCTGGACAAGATGACAAAACGAATGTCTCAAAAAGATTTCGTGAAGGATTCGAGCCAGTTAAACCAGAAGAACTTCCCGGCTTTCATGATTTGCCTATAGTCGATGATGGTCGACATGCTGGAATTATTGGTGTTGGTGGGTTAATACTGTGCAAGATACCGAAAGAAATCGCAGATCAGCGTAATGAATATTTCGCGGCCCAAACTGATAACCAAATGCATGCAGTAGAGAACGACCTGATGCGTGAAGAAAATCCCGCGATGCCAATCTCGAGAGAGTTGAAATCAAGGGTAACATTTGGCGGAGGCGGTAAAGGATAACTTTACTGACTCTTAAATAAATTTAATTTAGGAAATAACTATGGCAAACCAAAATGCTGCTTTCGGCTTAAGACCTAATAGCAAACTGGGTAGTAATGTAAACTCCGAAGGGACTACAGAATACTCAATTGCTTCTGGTGCAAGCGGAAACATATTTTCAGGCGATCCAGTTAAGATGGCGAGTACAGGTACTATTTTAGTAGCTGCTGCTGGTGATCTTCTTCTGGGAGTCTTCAGAGGATGCAGATATACTGATTCTAGTGGGGAAATAATTTACTCTCCTTACTGGCCTAACGGTACTGTCTCATCAGACGCGGTGGCTTTCGTTGTTGACGATCCTAATGCATTATTCGAAGTAGAAAGTGCTGCAACTGGTTCAGTTGTACAAACAGTTATTGGTAACAATGCTGATATTGTATACTCTGCTGGTTCAACAGTAGATGGACAATCTGATGTTACAATCAGTGGAACCACTGCTGCTACTACTGCTCAACTTAGAATTGTTGGAATTTCCAATGATCCTGAGAATAATACTTTAGGTACTGGTTCTCAATCAGCAAACGTTAACTTGATAGTCAAAATTAACGAGCACTTCTACGCTCAAGTAACGGGAGTTTAACAATGGCTATTAATCGTTCACAATTAGCTAAAGAGCTAGAACCAGGTCTAAACGCCTTATTCGGGATGGAGTATAATCGCTATGAAAGCGAGCATGCTGAAATCTTTGATACTGAGTCATCAGATAGAGCATTTGAAGAAGAAACCTTAATAGTAGGTTTCGGTAACGCACAAGTAAAAGCTGAAGGAAACGGAGTCGCATTCGACAACGCTTCAGAAGGCTATACTGCAAGGTACTCTCACGAGACTGTGGCGTTAGCATTTGCGCTTACTGAAGAAGCAATCGAAGATAATTTATATGATCGTTTAGGAGCTAGATATACAAAAGCCCTAGCAAGATCTATGGCTCATACAAAGCAAGTAAAAGCTGCTTCTGTGTTGAACAATGCTTTCTCATCCAGTTTTACTGGCGGAGATGGTGTTGCTCTAGTAAGTACAGCTCACCCATTAACTGGTGGCGGTACTTTCTCAAACAGACCAAGCACTTATACTGACTTGAATGAGACTTCATTAGAAGATGCAATCATTTCTATCTCAACTTTTGTTGATGACAGAAACATGATTCTTGCTCTACAAGGAACTAAATTGATAGTCCCACCACAATTACAATTTGTGGCTGATAGATTACTCAATACTCCTGGCCGAGTTAGCACTTCTGACAATGACATCAATGCTCTTAAGAATATGGGAATGGTCCCAGAAGGTTATTCAGTTAACCATTTCTTAACAGACAACGATGCATGGTTCTTGAAGACTGATTGTCCTGATGGTTTTAAACACTTCGAGAGATCTCCTCTTTCAACTTCTATGGAAGGTGACTTTGATACTGGCAACGTCAGA